AATTAACTACGGACGTCCATTGAGCGATTGGAACTTTAAACTTAAAGGTGATTAATGCACCTGAAGCCATTATTGTACTACCATTTTTTGGTACAGATATATTACCAACTGTATCAGTATAGTAGGATGAAAAATATACAACAGATGTTGAAGAAAGTGTGGAAACCAGTAAGTTACCCCAGTTACCATTAGAATTTGAAGCGTAAATACCCATTACTGGGGAAGTTCCTACGTTAGTGGCGTTTAGACTTATTTTAGAGGAGTCTAAAGTGAAATTAGTAGGCAAAGAGATAGAACCTAGAGCAGCCGCAACTGTTCCTGAAGTGAAGCTACCTTCAACTTCCATACTATCACCAACACGGCGATAAAAAGCGGAAACACCCGTTGCTGTACCGAAACCAGAACCTATTGTAGGAACATAACTTTGCCAGCCACCCATAGCAGCTGATTCAGTAACATATTGAGGGCCTACAACGATGTCTTGGATATCCAAAGTACGTGCAGATGTTGTTGTAACTGTAAACCTTAATGAATATTTGGCAGTTGCTGTTGTTGTAGGATTCCAAGCAGCTTTAAATTTATAATAACCAGTAGGTATGTTTGTAACACTCGGAGTAATAACCCCTACGTAGTTACCTGAAGCATCATACTGAACAACTTGAACTGTAACATCGCCAAGAACTGCACCGGAGGTTAAAAAACTAGACTCAAAGGATAGGAATTGAGTAGTAGTATTTACATCGATAGAATCAAGTGTAAACATTGGAGTTTCAACAAAAGCAAAAGCACCAGAAGATGGAAAAGTGAGTTGAAGGTCACCAGGAGCACGTAAAGGAGTCGCAGTATTGTAAGTAATCAATGTAGGAGCAGATGGAGTTGATGTACCAAATACTGTTTGATTTGTTAGGCGGTTACCTGTAGCGGTTAAGCCAACAGCTGCACCAGTTACTGGACTTAATGTAAAGCCATAGTAGCTTTGTAGGTAGTTTTTACCGCTTGAGCTTCCAGCTCCGATTGCAGTATCCACACCAGCACTATTAATTAAGTGAAGTTGTCCATCTACGTTACTTACATAAACATCTGCAAACCCAGAAGCCGGAGCTGAAGGGGCCGCTGCAGTGCTAAACATTGCATAAGAGTTTATCGTAGGTGTTGTAAGTACAGGACTTGTAAGTGTTTTATTTGTAAGAGTTTGAGCTGCCGCTTGAGTTACAAATGTATCGTTACTACCAGAATCTGGCACGCTTAATACACGAGTTGTTCCTGTAGGAATAGCAGAAGCATTGAATCTAAATTGACGAGTAACATCTCCAAAGTATTGGATAAATAATCCAGAGTCTTTGATCGACAAAGCAGTGATGGCATTCGCTACGTCTACTGTACCGTTTAGAGTAAGTTGTACGTTATTCCCTGCGGAGTCAATGAAATACAACTCTCCACCTAGTGCATACAAACAAGTTCTATCACCAGCAGCTGGTGTAAAACTATTATTTGCATATAGGCGCAACGATCTTAGGTCTGTAGCATTGTTTTGAGCAAATGTAAGATCTGAAGAGATGTTTAAACCAGAAGGTGTTATTTTAATACCGTTATTTAAACTGTGGTCGTGTGCATCTATACGTGCGAAGGCGGTATTTAACAACGTAGCCCATTGTGGACCAGCAGTAATACTCACGTCCGGCAGGACAAGTAGCATATCGGGGGTTGTTGTAGTCATTGTTTTTCCTTAAAAGAATAAAATATCGACAGTAGCGTCAGCGTTAGATTTCAGTAAAATCAGCGCATTAGGCGCTAAGTTCAATGTGCTTGATTGATAGATGTTGACTGGGCCATCAGAATTGGTTACAATGAACCCAGTAACCGGTCGGTTTAGCTTATGGTTGATGCTTAAATCGATACCGTTTGAAAACAAGAGTCCCCTTACTAATACAGGGTTGTTTAGTAACGGATTCGAGTATAATGATTGAAACACCTTGCTTACATTACTGTCGATTTCTCGAGTTTCAGCATCTTTAGCTATGGTATTAGTATATCTTAACACTAATCAAATCCCCTAAACGGATATAAAGCACCTGCATTGACTTCAGATTCGTCAACTATGTAAGAAGCCGATCCCGAATCTCTATCCTTAAGACTATTCTTTAGCTGGTCTAACACTTCCAACCTTTTTGCGTTGAGTTGACTTGTGTCGCTCTCTTCTTTAGCGAGCATTGCGCAAGCTATATACAAACTCATGTACTCATCGCTACCAATAGGTAAATAAAGTGTTTGAGCTAGTGAAGAAATCGTTATAGGCTCTGGAGTATACCAAAGGGTTATATTCGAGGATTGCGTCGGCAAAGGTATAAATTGGATAGTACTTCCAACCACCATGTACTTGTATATTTGGCCATATGGAGCCGCTGTGAGTGCAATTCCGGAGCGAAACTTATTTCTTTCCTTAAACATATAAGGAGTCAAAGTTAAAAACCGCCCAGAATTGTCCAAAGCGAGGTCAACACCATCCAATTTATAAAAATCACCAGGAAGAGGATATGAAGCAGAGTTAGCTGTAACTTGGAAAGTAAAGGTAGTAGTGAAATACTGTTCCTTAGCTAGTATGATTTGTTGGTACAGATCTTTGTAAGCCATGTTAGCATAGCGTACAAGTTCAGTTCCAATTGCACCAGACTGGTCAATGAACTGTGAATTCCTCATATCTGCTAGGTCAACAGCTGAGTCGGTGATGGTGGATACAAGAATTTGCATATAGACCCTTTTAGGGGATTAAAGTTGTAAAATCAAGAGATTAAACCCCTTTCGGGGTCTATATCATTAGAGCTTTAACCATCTTGGCAAGATGTTCATGAGCTTTAGAGTGATCACCCCTAGAAACACAGTCTGAAAAGGCTGCCATTTCGTCAAGGTGAGAACTGTCTTCCTCTGGAGAGACAGATGCCTCGGCAGGAGCTTCAACAGCTGCTACAGGGGCTTCTTTCTCTTTTAACATCGCCTGAGCGAGGGCTTTTCCGTCTATCTTCATACAGATGAGTTCTTAAGAACCATTTTCATGAGAATGACAGCGCCACTTGGTGGATCTACAGCAATAGGAGTTGTATCACTAGCGGAAGTAGGGCCCACGAAGCGAACAGTAATAGATCCTGCAGCGGTATCATCGGAAACTACCTCAAAGCGCAACCCAGAAGCAGTAGCGTTTAAAAGAACAGCACTTGCGTCAATCAAACGTACGTACTTGTCGACTTGAACTTGAGAAAGAACTCCAAAAGTAACCACATACACACCAGCAGAGCTGCGAGTAACTGAGTAGATACCTTGGTTTTTAGTAGGAGCAAGTACACCAACTGCACCGGAAGCGGCAACAGGGATGTTTGCATAAAGCGTTACGGGAAATTTTTCCAGCCCGTATTGGAATTGTTGATAGGTATGAGAAGCCATTATTTTTTATCCTTTAGACATTTGTCTTTATGTTTATCGTGCAGATCAGTAAGCTTTTTAATGACCACTGACAAACTCATCACTGCTACGCAGCTAAAACACCAATTGTTCTTGTTCATCTTAAGTCCTTAAAAAGAAAGCCCGCCCGGAGGCAGGCCCTTTTGATTACGGTAGAGTTACTACACAGTTATAGCCAGGAGCTCTGCAGCTTACTTGGCCGTAGCTGAAGCAACGTATTTGAACAGCATCAGCAGCTGGGTCACGTAACATACGAAGACCATCTGTATCGAATAAACGAACAGCTTCACCAAGTGTTTTCAATTTCCATGTATCCATTTGCAACAAGAAAGCTTTTCCTGCTGGGCAATTTTGGTCTGGAATTACTTTCATTGGGCCATTAGGACCAACCAACATAAGAGCAGAGAAACCAACGCTTACGCCTGGCTCTTCAACTTTAACGTCAGAGTATTGAACAACTTGCATTTTAGAACCAACAGCCTTGACAAGGTTGCGGAAATCTTTGTAAGAAACGAAGCAGTGGTCAGGGTTTCCGCCTTCGCGAGCAACTAAACCAGCAGCGTCAATTAGCGCTTCTTCAATAGACTGAGCAGAACCATCGTAAGTAATACCAGCCAAGCGAGTATCGACAGAACGGTCAACACCAAAGAATGCAGTATTAGTAACAGCAGATCCAGGAAGCCAAGCTTGAAAGCCCTTCATTACGTTATTGATATCACCTGCAGAAGCGTAGATGTAGTCAGAAACAGCAGCAGTACCAACAAGAGCAGTAAGAGCAGCAGGAGAACCACCGTAAGTAGCACTTACTTGGATTGTACCAGCAGAACGGGAGATGTTAACAATATAAGCAGTACCAGTTTTAGCAGCGCCGCCATCAGTAGCACTGAATGCAATCGCCATACCTAATTCAAGGTTAACGATATCTTCAGGATTGGAAAGAGCGATAGGAGTACCAGCAGAGTTGATTGTTGCAGAAGCAGCAATACGAGCAACTGAACCTGTACCATTGCGGTAAAGTTGAGTAGCGATAGAACGAGTTAAAGCTAACAAAGCATTGTCGATTTCAAACTTAGCAGCTTTAAGGAAAGCGCCTTTGTCTGATTCAGAAGCCAAGATAGTTTCGTTTGCAATCGAAGCCATTGAGTAGTTACTAACGCGAGTAAGTAAGAACGCTTTGATGATTGAAGTTGTGTTGAATACGTTTGCAGAAGCGAATTGAGCACTACGGTTTTGAGGAGTACCGATTGTGATTGGTTCTTTGGAGCTTTCGCCACCGAAAGATTCATCTTTAGGAATAAGAGCATACGCTGGGTTGCGCATATAGACTAAGTTTTTGATTGCTTCGGAAGGGTAGAGCTGCTTAAGTGCTGCTTCGAATGAGGTTTGGTCAAGAGCCATGTGATAAAATCCTTTAAAGTGATAAGTAAGTTAGACTATCTAACTTTTCTTATTGATATTTGTTAAGAAAACTTCCCTATTTACCTTACAATATCACTTTTGGGGATTTGTGATAGTTGCTGACCTGTACCTTCGGGTCACAGATCTAGCAATCCATACACAAGCTTACTTGGACTTCACAGCATTCATCGCTGCAATTGCTGCTTTTAAGCGGTCATTGTCACTCATTGGTTTATCGTTGTGAACGATGGACTGAGTCATCTTATTGGATAAAACGGCCGCCTTTTTCGGAGTGTTGTCTACTTCTTCGACTTGTACTACTGGCTCTTTAGGTTTTAACCACTTGGACTCTCTGATGGCAGAGAACTTAGTCACAAGGTGTTGAGTGATAGCCTCACAAGCTTCCTTAATATCAGGAATCTCACCGGTTTGAGCGTAGATTTCTTCCATGTAATCTCTTACAGCAGACTGTTCTCCTAGCTTTTCAATCAAATCGTACTCATGAGTACGGATTGTCGCATCTATATCGCTCATAAGTTTAACTTCTGCGCGGGAGAGTTTCTCTTTTTCAGCTTCTTTAGCTTTGTTGTCGAGCTCCATACGAAGTTGTTCAACAGTCTCTAGAGCTTTCTTAGCCATCGGGTCCATTGGTGTGGTGCGACGGTTCTTATCAGCCTCCAACAGCTGTTCATAAGAGATATCGAAGTGTGCAAGGATATCAAAGGGGTCTTTACCCTTGAGGCTCTTGTACTTTTCCACTTCTTGTTTG